TCAAAAGGCGACGGTCACTCGCCGTCGCCCGCGTCGGTATTGTTCTTTTCCTCGCGCCCATGAAGCTGCGCCAGCACATCCTTCATCCTGTCGGGAATGGGCAGCCCGATATGGGCCGCATTCTCCAGCAGGGACAGACCCTCGTTGGAGAGATAGAAGCAAATCACAGCGCTGCGCAGCGCGGAGCCGGTGCCCACGATGTGAATGTCCACCACGTTGGCCACGCCTACCAGCATCAGGATCAGCACCTTCTTGCAGATGCCCTTGAAGCCCACGGCACTGGACAGCTTTTTGTCGATCACCGCGCACATCAGGCCCGTGATGTAGTCCAGCGGTATTCTTCAAATTCTTTAATTTCGATTCCGTGGTGGCGTAGCGCTTACCGGCTTCGTTGGACAGCGCCACATTGTCTTCCCATGCGGACGTGGCCGTCTGCTGGGCCTCGGAGAAAAGCCCGGTGGCGTTGGTGGCGCGCATCAGAGTATCCCGCAGGCGAACCTCGGTAAAGCCCATCTCCTGCAGGGTGACGATAGAGGACACGCCCTGCTCGTCCATCTGGGACAGGCCCACGATGAATTTCTCAATCGCGCCAGCCGGGTCGGAGTTCCACAGTGCCTTGAATTCCTCGGTAGTCAGTCCGGCCACCCTGGCGAAGTCCTTCAGGGATTTGCCGTTGGTTTCCACGGCCACCTGCATTTCGATCATGGCCTTGCTGAACGCCGTGCCGCCCGCCTGGGCTTCGAGTCCAACGGAGGACAGCGCCGTCGCGAAGCCCAGAATCTGCGCCTGCGTCAGGCCCACCTGCGAACCGGCTGCGGCCAGCCGCGTAGCCATGTTCACGATGGCAGATTCGGTGGTGGCGTAGTTGTTGCCCAGATCGACCAGCGCGGATCCAAACCGCCCGAAATCCGCCTGAGACATTTTCGTAATGTTGGCAAACTGGGCGATAGCCGTGGCTGCCTCGTCCGCGGCAATGTCCGTGGAATTGCCCAGGTCGATCATGGTGCGAGTAAACTCCACCAGATAATCATTCTGAATGCCCAGCTGACCGGCGTTCGCCATGACCTCGGCAATGTCGGCGGCGTCGGTGGCCACCTCGGTGCTCATCTTTTTGACCGCGTCCGAAAGCTGCTCATATTCGGTCTCCGTCGCATCCACAGTTTTGCGCACGGAGGCGAAGGCGCTCTCGTATTCCACAGAGGCCTTGATCGCCGCCGTGCCCAGCGCCAGCACGGGCGTGGTGAGCGTGGCCGTCATGCCCTTGCCCAGCTTTTCCATGGAGGCGCTGACGGACGCGCACTTTTTTCCGAAGGCCGTCAGCGTATCGCCCGCCTTCGTCCATGCGGACTGCATCCGGGCAAGGCGTTCGGTGGTCGTGCGAATCTGCTGCTCGGTCTGCCGAAGCGCGCCCTGTGCGTTGTTCAGATTGGTGCGGGCCTTCGTGACCGCATCCGCGTTGTTCTGCAGGCTTTTCGTATTGGCCGCCAGCTGGCCCTCCAGCTTTTTGACCTCGGCGGAGGACTCCGCATACTCCTGCGACAGCGCGTCCAGATTGGCCTTGGCGGCCAGCGTCGCGGAATCCGACTCGCCCAGCTCGCGGGAAAAGCGCTCGTATTGCTTTGTGGCCGCGGCCACCTGCTGTTTGAGATCAGCGTTTTTCTGCTTTGCCGCGTCCAGCGATTCTGTCAGCCTGCCCTGTCGGGCGTAGGCGTTCTCCAGCTTTTTATTGGCTGCCTCCAGCGCCTTTTCGTATTGCTTGACGGCCTTCTGCTGAAGCGCCAATTTCTGCTGAAGGCTGGAAAGCTGGCTCTGGGTGCCGGACACGGACTTCTCAAAATTGTCCACGCCCGAGGCGGCCCGCCTGAATTCGCTCTCGGCCTCCTGAATCTGTTTGTTGATGGACGTGAGATTCCGTGAGAAATTATCTCCATCCAGCGAAAGCGACACAACAAGGTCGCGCAGGACTTCACTCATGCGGGCTCACCACCTTTGGAAAATATTAAATCGCACGATTCTATTGATAAAATCGTGCGATTCGTGTATAATATAAGCGAAGGGAGGGATTGATGATGTCAATCACTGCAACGGAATTGAAGCAGAATCTTAGCAAGTACCTGCTGCTCTCCATGACCGAGGACATTTATATCACGCGCAATGGAAAGGTCGTTTCCAAGCTCACCAATCCATTCCAAGATAAGCTCAGCACAGTCGACGCGCTGTTTGGCAGCGTGCCTGATACCGTGACGCTGGAGGCAGCGAGAGAGGAACGGCTGGATACGCTATGAAAGCATTGCTGGATACCTGCGTGGTCGTTGACTTTCTGCAAAAGCGCGAGCCGTTCGCCCAGGATGCGCTGAGCCTTTTTCGCGCTGCGGCAATACAGGAATTCAGCGGTTATATCACCGCGAAATCCGCCACGGACATTTTCTACCTTTCGCACCGCGCCACGCACAGCAACGAGCAAAGCCGCATCCTGCTGCAGCGCCTGCTCGATCTTGTGGGAATGCTGGACAGCCTCGGCGCAGACGTGCGCCTCGCGCTGCTGGCGGAATGCGCGGATTTTGAGGATGCGGTCATGATCGAAACGGCCAAGCGCAGCGGCATGGACTGCATTGTGACGCGGAACGCAAAGCACTATGCCAGTGCCTCTATCCCTGTGTATGAACCGGCAGAATTTCTCCGGCTTCTTGCCCGCGAAAAGGAAGAAAACGAAGAATGACCATAATTGTTCAGAATCATCCGCATTTTGTCACTGAAAAGCGAGGCAAGCACTTTGACAAATGATACAATTTCAGACATCAGAAATACGCTGCAAGGTTTGAATATTGACAGCCGTGTGAGAAAGCTGATTTTATTCGGCTCTCATGTCAAAGGAACCGCTCAGCCGCAATCTGATTTGGATTTTTATCTGGACAGCAACCGTCAAATCACAGGATTTGATTATTTTGATCTGAAGGCAACACTTGAGGATGCCTTCAGACGCGATATCGATCTGTTGCCAGATGTAGACGTTCTGCCGGATTCTAAAATTGCCGCAGAAATCGCTCGATATGGAGTCATCGTCTACATGGGACGATAAATGCGTCGAAAGCATCATTTGAGCTCCGGCCACACTTCATCAATGAAGGCGCGCCGGGGTTCTTTCTTTTTGCATTCCCGCTTTGCGCTCCACGCGCGGATGCGCAGAAAGCCCAGCATATCCATTCGATCAATTTCATCGAATTTCCAGCCGGATTCCATGAGGGCGTTATAGGTGGAATAAATGTAGTCCGGCAGCGTCAGGATTCCGGCGTCTGCGCCGGTTCCGTCGCCGCCGTCGTAGGGAAATCGGACAGCACGTCCGTGGTCTGGGCCTGCACGGCCATCAGCGCCAGCGCAATGTCGTGCATCAGCCGGTCAACGGGATAATTGTCCAGCACGTCGTCCGGCGAAAACTGATTCTGAAAGAGAATGCAGAACCAGCGGATCATGGTATCCATGGCCTCGGAAATGGTGAATTTCGCATCGTCCGGAATGGGCTGGCCCTTGGCGGCCAGCTCGGATAGGCGCACCACCTTGGCGTATATCTGGGCGGCGGGCTCCAGTTCGCGCAGGGCGCGGCCCGAAACAAAATCAATGGAATACTTCTTGTCCCGCAGAGTGCAGGTAATCATAGCGGCCTCCTTGGCTGAGCATAAAATGCAGTATTTTATGAAGGAATCAGCCCGTCGAGTGATTCGGCGGGCTGACAGGCAGCGTTAGCTGCCCACGGTGGTGAACACCGGCGTGTAGACCGTGTTCAGGAAAGCGGCGGCCTTTTCGGCGGTAAAGCCGTTCTCGCCCTCGTCGGCAACCGCCTGATAACGGCCGTCGGACGTGCGCTTAATGGCCGTCCACTCCACCTCACCGGTCTGGCGGGTGATGCTGGTGCCCTCCTTGGTGGCGTAGGTCTCCGTGACGGGCTTGGCGCGCACCTTGAACAGCCACACATAGCGATAGGTGCCGTTGGCCTTTTCAGACATAAAGCCCACGGCGAAATAGCCGGGCTTGTCGTTGGCCGTGCGGATCAACACGCCGTTGTCGTCGATCTTGTTGGAGAAGATCATCTCCTGCACGATCAGCGGCAGGTCGGCCAGCTTGGTCTTGAAGGTCAGCTCCGGATCGGGATAGAGCACGTCGCCCTCCACGTCATCGAAATACTGAATGTCCGGATCGTTGTTTTCCGGCGTAATGGTGGCCTCGATGGCACCGGCCACTCTCTGCAGATCGCCGTAGGTGGTGGACGTTTCGTTGTCCTCTGTCACCAGCGCGATCACCATGTTTTTCAGGCCCACGGTAGACGAAACCGCGGGCGCGGCAGCGGGCGTATTCGGCATAGTTTTTCCTCCTAAATTACAATAGCCCTCGGCTGTCGAGGGACTGTCTCAGTTGTTCCTTCACTTTTTCATAGGAATCGCGCACGCGCTTGGGGTCTTTTACCACGCCCGGATGCTCCAGCACGCCGCCCGGCTGCGCGCCATTCTGATAGAAAGCTGCGCCGTATTCGTCGCAGGCGAGACCCATGCCGATGGCCTGCTTCGCCATGGCGATGGGACTGTAGCCGACGAGGCCGTCAAAGCCCAGACCGGGAATATGAAAAACGTCCTCCGGCGAAAGGATCACCGAGGACTTCCTGCCCAGGCTTTTCACGTCCGAATCCGAGCGGGTGTATTCGTAATAAATGCGTCCGCGGGCGTCTCGATCCACGCTCATCCGGTCGGGCATCAGCGGATACAGGGCGATGACCTCGCCGCGCTGATTGCGCACGATCTGCGCATAGCCGTTGCCCCAGAGCAGCAGATGAGTCATGAGGGTTTCCCGGAAGGAAAATGCCGTCATTTCCGGGTTCGGCTCATCGTGGAGCAGGTTGTACAGCGGATGCCGCAGCGCCTTTTCCTTGCCGCCCGCGGCGTTGTACTGGTAGAAATGCAGCGGCAGCGCGGCGATGGCCTCGGAGAGAATCCGCACGCAGGCGTACACCGCCGACATCTGCATGGCGCTGCGCTCATTGACGGTTTTGCCCGCCACGGTATTGCCGAACAGAAAGGAATAGCCGCTGCCGTTCAGCGAGTTGCGGGGCTTGTCCCGCGCCTTGAACAGCTTTCCGAATACGTTCATATAAACAACAGCCCTCTTTCGTCATAGACGGACGCGCCGTCGCCCTCATGCCGGATCGCACGATCCAGCGCCATGATGGTGGCGATGGCTCCGTCTATTTTTTCTGTGCTTTTCTCCTTGTCCGCCTTGATGTTTCCGGCGGGATCGGAGCGAATCGTCACATTATCCACCATCCAGCGCAGCACCGGGTGGCCGTCGTGGGCCAGCTTGCCCTCCAGCGCCAGCTTCAATAATTCCTTGGTGGGCGGCGACATATCCTTGTAGCCCTGGCCGAAAGGCACCACCGTAAAACCCAGCCCCTCCAGATTCTGCGTCATCTGCACCGCACCCCAGCGGTCAAAGGCAATTTCACGGATGTTGTACTTCGTGCCCAATTCTTCGATGAATTCCTCAATGTAGCCATAGTGAATGACGTTTCCCTCGGTGGTGTACACCAACCCCTGCTGCGCCCATGTATCATAGGGCACGTGATCCCGGCGCACGCGCAGGTCAATGGAATCCTCCGGCAGCCAGAAGAACGGCAGAATTTCATACTTGCCGTCCTCATCCTCCGGAGGAAAGACCAGCACGAAGGCCGTGATGTCCGTGGTGCTGGAAAGGTCGAGCCCGCCATAGCACACCCGCCCACGCAGCCGCTCCGGATCGACCGGATAGGCGCAGGCGTCCCACTTGTCCATGGGCATCCAGCGCGTAGTGGAGCTCGTCCACTGGCACAGATGGAATTGCCGAAACTGCATTTCCTCGGCGGGATTCTGCTTCGCGCTTTCGCAGGCCGTCTTGTAATACTCGATGTCCACCGTCTTGCCCAGCGACGGGTTCACGGCCTTCCAGACCTTGGGGTCTGTCCAGTCCGCGTCCGTGGGTGTGGAATACACCACCGGGTAGAAGGTGGAATCATGCTTGCGGCCCTCCAGAATGTCCAGCGCCTTGGAATGCACCTCGTAGCAGATAGAATTCTTGTCGCTGCCTGCCGTGGTAATGACGAAATTCAGCGGCTGCTTTCGAGCCGCGCCGGAGCCTTTCGTCATCACGTCGAACAGCTTTCGGTTGGGCTGGCCCAGCAGCTCGTCGAAGATACAGGCGTGGACATTATAGCCGTACTTGGACGCGACCTCCGAGGACAGCACCTGATAAATGCCGCGGGTCGGCAGGTACACAAGGCGCTTCTGGCTTTCCACGATCTTGATGCGTTTGAGCAGCGCCGGGCACTGCAGCACCATGTCCTTGGCCACATCGAATACGATGCTGGCCTGCTGCCGGTCGTTGGCGCAGCCGTAAATCTCCGCGCCTTCCTCGCCGTCGCCCGCCAGCATATACAGCGCCACCGCGGCGGCCAGCTCGCTCTTGCCGGCCTTTTTGCAGATTTCCACGAAGGCCGTGTTGAATTGCCGGTAGCCGTTGGCCTTAATGGTGCCGAACAGGTCGCGGATGATCTTCTCCTGCCAGTCGAACAGCAGGAACGGCTGCCCGGCCCACACGCCCTTGGTGTGCTTCAGCGATTGAATGAAATTGACGGCGTGATCGGCGCGCTCCTTGTCGTAGTGCGAGGTGGGCAGCATGAATTCCGTGGGCTGATACTTTTTAGCGCGGGCCACGTCTGCCGCCTCCCTTCTGGAAATTCAGCCGGGCGTATTCGCCGAACAGCAGCCGGGCCACGCAGTCCCGCGTCCGGGCTGCCAGCAGCGCGTCCGGAAACAGTCCCAGATGATGCTTGCGCCCATGGTGATGAATGTACGCCTCGAAGCACCCGCGCCCGCGGGCGTAGCTCACGCCGATATAGCCGCTGGTGTTGGTGCGGCGGCGCTTCTGGTTGAAGGCGTTCTGCTGATGCGTGCATAGCCGCAGGTTTCGGCGGCGGTTGTCCAGCTTGTCGCCGTTGATGTGGTCGATTTCATATTCCTGCGCCTCCGGGCACAGCAGCCGGTGCAGCACGACCGTTCTGCCGCCGATATGCGTGGCCGGATAGCCGCGCTTGCCCAGATGCCAGGTATGTGTGCGAATCAGCGACAGGTCGATTTCATCAAACAAAAAGTTGCTGCCGCTGGCGAAGGAGGCGACATAATAACCGTATTTTGTCTTATGAATGGGGTTTGCCAATGCGGCCTCCTTTCAGTGAGCATGAAAAAAGCCCCTTCTATCGTATTCGGTGATGATCCAGATTTTCCAATCCGGATGCTCCGGGTGAACGTAGGCCGCCAGAATGCGGTCGTCGCTATTGCGCACGGCCTCGTCGTTCTGCCGCTTGTCGCTATCCGTCAGATCGCCCCAATCGCAGCGGCGATAGCGTGCGAATGCCTGCCGCGCAAACCGCTCGAATTCCGGGAATTCGTTCATCTTATCGGCCACGCCGCGCGTCGCCATGAGTCGGCCCAGCGCAAAGCACTTATTGTTCATGTGAATCACCGTCCTGTTCGTTGCCGCAATGAGGGCAGGAAGAATACTCTTCCGAATTGTAAACGCGATGGCATTCCTCGCAGCGTACCCATTCGCCGAAGATAAATTGCTCGTCCACCCAAGTTTCCGGACTCTGCCAGTTCAGGCAATCGAAGCAGCACAGCGCCAGCTTTACCTGCCCGTCGCACAGGGCCAGCAGGTCGTTGCGGGTATAGGCCGTGTCGGAAAGCTCCGGCACATAGCAGACCTGATCCGGATGGGAAAGGAATGCGGCTTCATCCTTGAAAATATAACCCTGACCGTAGAATTCCCGCTGAATGATCGCGGGCCGCCCGCCCTGCGGCGCGGTATACCTGCCGATTTGCAGCATATGCTCGCCTCCTTACTGCACCCGGAACAGGAAGGCCGGGCGCTTCTCGTATTCATCGCTGCCAAAGGCCTTGTGCTTGCCGTTGATCTCAACCATGCCCGCCAGCGTGCAGCCGTTCTGAAGGAAAGCCCAGGCGCTTTCTGTCGCGCTCGACCAGCCCGAGGAAAAGGTGAAGGCTTCGACGCCGTACTCGCGGAAGCTGGCAATAAGCGATGCCGCGTCCTGATACTCGTGCAGCTCGGAAATGTCGATGTACTGGTTGCCCACCTTCATGGCCGCGGCGTACAGGCTATAGAGCAGCTCGAAGGGCTTGCCCTGCAACTGAATGCTGGCCTCCAGCGCGAAATGGTCGGCGCGGGCCTGTTCCATGTCTGCCGAATCGTTTTTGAGTTCGGCGGCGTCGTAGCGGGCCTCGATCTCCTGATCCTTGGCGTAGGTTTCTGCGAAAAGTCTGTTCATGATGATAGCCTCCTTTTTCATGTGCCTTCGGCGAGGTTGAAAACCTTTCAGGTTTTCAAGTCGCTCTGCGACCGGCTCAGTCAAATCGCGGATTTGAGTGAGCCGCCTTGACTGAGTGTTACCAGAGACACGCCGAAAAAGAAAGCTCTTTTCCTCGAAAAACAGGCAGAAATTTTGAAGTTATGTTTCGATTTTCTCGGCCTTTTCGCCGGTGAATTGCTCCCAGCGGCGCACGATCAGGTCGCAGTGCAGAGGATTGCTTTCCATGGCCCGGCAGCGCCGTCCGGACTGTTCGCAGGCGATCAGCGTGGTGCCAAGTCCCGCGAACGGATCGAGAATCAGGCCGTGCAGATCGCTGTGCAGCTTGATACAACGCCAGGGCAGCTCCACAGGGATCTGCGGCTCGGTGCTTTTATCGCTGCGCATGGCGGCGATTTCCCACACGCCCGCATAGCCCCACTTGCGCTGCCCTTCCTACGACATGGTGTACAATATGTTTCGTTCCGCCTTTCCGCTTCCCATCATTGTAGAAAACGACAGAGTGCGCATATGGATTGACCGATATTACATCGCCCATTGCATGGAAGACGGTGAAGTGCGCTACGTCTATCTGGCGCGGCGGCACATTAGCGAAGAGACTGCCTCTTATCGGAACGCTGCCAGAAATCGAGATGGGAACTATCGTCTGCCAGCGGAAATCGGCGCTCAATTTAAGAAGGCGAAGAAGTTCATGAGGTCGGAGCAATCTAACATCTGGGTGGAAGCATAAGCGGCGCAACGGCAGCGAAACTCACAAACAGATTTTCATAACAAAAAATAAACAATGAAAAAGCCCCAATGTGCGCGGTGTTACATTTGGCCGTGCTATAATGGTAGAGTCAAAAGATGCAGAGCGGCCCTCTCGGAGCGATCCGGCGAGGGCCTTTTGTATGCGCGGAGGTCGGCTATGCCAAGAAAACCCAAGCACTCCTGCGGCTATCCCGGCTGCCCGGAGCTGACGGACAGGCAATACTGCCCTGCGCACCAGAAGCTGGTCACGTCCCAGTACAATCGCCACGGCCGAACGCCGGAAATGAAGAAAAGGTACAATGGCGCGTGGCCAGCCATTCGGCGCAGGTTTATTGCCGTGCATCCCCTGTGCGAAATGTGCAGGCGCGAGGGCCGGGTGACGGCGGCTGCGGAGGTACATCACATCGTTCCGCTGTCGGCGGGCGGCACCCATGACGAGAGCAATCTCATGGCGCTGTGCAAGCCCTGTCATTCCCGCATCACGGCCCGCGAGGGCGGACGCTGGGCGAAGGTCGCCTGCCAGGGAGCCACAAGGGCCTCTAAAATCTCAAAATGACGGTCGTCCCATAGCGGGGCCGCCCCTTCGCGTAATATTTCGCGATTTCAAAAAGGGTATATAAAAGCCGCGCTTATTTCAAAAGCGTGGCTTCAATGCTCAATACATCCGGCTGAGTCGGAGTAAAGCGGATTCCTCTATGCAGCATATTTAGAGTACGATGAGCTTTTTGCAGAATGATTTTCGCCTCACGGTCACTGGTTAACAAGAGGTGATTACCATTAATTGTATATTCTGCAGAAATGTAGTCTTCGGTGATTGGAAACATATCCTGCAAAAGAAAAGCATTCATAATGCCATTGTCCAAGCGACAGATATGCAGGGTGTCACAGGGCCTACCGCTGGCCAGTTTCTTATCCATGATAGCCTTGAACTTTTCTGCGCGGCTACTCATGGGGATCATCCAAATCAGATTAGTCTTTGGATCTCGCAAAGCAAAATAATGCGGGCGGTGTTCACCTTTATTACCCTTCAGATACGGATCTGGAAAATCGACAAAGAACTGATCCTTGATTACATAGAAACCACGTTCCCTCAGCATAGTATCCTCCGTGTATGAAAAATGGCTTCCTTGCGGAAGCCACACTTTCCAACTATTTGTATCCCGCATATTGGTCAGCGGAAAACTTACGCCCCAACCATTTATATCCCGCATATTGGTCAGCGGAGTTGGAAAGCCTGAATAGCTTCCCCGACTACTTAGATTATATGCGGCATATCTCCAAAAGTCAATATTTTAATTCGATTTTTACAGATGGAGGTGAAACCATGGCAAACGGACAGGGCGGCGCGCGCATCGGCGCTGGCCGCAAGAAAAAGGCGCTGGCGGACAACATTGCCGACGGCAATCCCGGCAAGCGCAAGCTGACCGTGCTGGATTTCACCGATACCGCCGCTGATCTGGAGGGCCAGCAGATGCCGCCGCCCAAAGCGTTTCTCGCTGCCAGGCAGAAAAACGGAAAAGACCTGCTGGCGGTGCAGGTGTACGAGGAAACATGGCGCTGGCTGGCGGAGCGGGAATGTGTCCGGCTCGTTCCGGCGCAGATTCTGGAGCAGTACGCCATGGCCATCTCCCGCTGGATTCAGTGCGAGGAATGCATCACGGAATACGGCTTTCTGGCCAAGCACCCGACTACGGGCAACGCGATCCCGTCGCCCTATGTGGCCATGAGCCAGAGCTTTTCCAAGCAGGCCAACAACCTGTGGTATCAGATTTATCAGGTGGTGCGGGAAAACTGCTCCGTGGAATACAAGGGGGCCACGCCCCGCGACGATATGATGGAACGCCTGCTGACTGCACGGCACTGAGGTCGCGCTTGCGCGACTAGCAGGATGCAATGCTTGCATTGCACCTGCGTAGCCAGCGCCCGGCTTGTGCCGGGTGATGGCCGAATAAGGAGGATAATTTTGAACATTCAAACCATCGCTCTAACTGACATTCATCCCTACGCGAAGAACCCGCGCAAGAATGACGAGGCCGTAGCCGCTGTGGCGGCGAGCATCCGGGAATTCGGCTTTCTGGTACCGCTGGTCATCGACCACAATCACGAGATCGTGGCCGGGCATACCCGCTATAAGGCGGCACAGGAGCTGGGGCTGAAGGAGGTGCCCTGCGTCATCGCGGGCGAGCTGACCGAGGATCAGATCAGGGCGTTTCGGCTGGCTGATAACAAGGTCAGCGAAGCGGCCCAGTGGGACATGGATCTGCTGCCGCTGGAATTGGCGGACATTGTGATGCCCATGACGGATTTTGGCTTTGAATCCATCTCCGACGAGGATTTCTCCGAGAATTTCACGCTGGACGACGGCGAAAAGAAGCCCTTCCAGCAGATTTCCATCACCGTCCACGACGAGCAGGCCAAGCTCATTTTGGCGGCGATCAAGTACGTTTATGACCAGAAGGCCGTGACGGAGACCTTTACCAACGAAAATCACAACGGCAACGGGCTGTATGAGGTGGTGCGCGAATGGGCCGCCATGAAGCAGATGAAGGTGTGAGCGATGGGCAGAGCAAAGGAAATTACGATGAAGGTCATTCCTTCCAGCATCGCCAACCCGTTCATTAAGACGCACCATTACAGCGGCAAGGTCGTGAATAATTCCAAGCTCCACTTCGGCGTGTTTTTGGACGGCCAGCTGCACGGCGTGATGAGCTACGGCCCGTCGCTGGACAAGAGCAAGATCATCGGGCTGGTGGAGGGCACGGGCTGGAATGAGTTTCTGGAGCTGAACCGCATGGCCTTTGACAGCGTGCTGCCGCGCAATTCGGAGAGTCGGGCAATTTCCATGAGCATCAAGCTGCTGAAAAAGTACGCTCCGCAGGTGAAGTGGATCATCTCCTTCGCGGACGCCTGCTCCTGCGGCGACGGCACGATCTACCGGGCCAGCAATTTCGTCCTGACCGGCATCAAGGAAAATCTGAACCTTGCCGAGCTGCCGGACGGCACGCGCGTTCACAAAATGACGCTGGCCAGCAATCCCACCACGCCGCGAAGGGAGCTGGGCGGGCTGACGTTCTTCGATGTAACCGGCGGCACCTACAATTTCAAGAAGTATCTGGACTATGTGGGCGCAAAGCCCATTCCCGGCTTCCAGCTGCGGTATATGTACTTTATCGATCCGAAATGTCGGAAGCGGCTGACTGTGCCGGAAATCCCGTTCTCTAAAATCGACGAGCTGGGCGCTGGAATGTACAAGGGCGAAAAGGTGACGCAGGCGGAAAGGCACGTTATCAAACAGTAGATGATAGCGTGTCTTTCGATATTCTTGAACTAAATATTTGTATCATCGTTGCTGAAAAACTTTTTCACTCCAAAGAACATTGCCAGAAGTGTAAGCGCACCAAATGCGAATTTCCCAAAGGCACCAAGAACGCTCATCCAATAGCGCTTGTTTTCTAGTCCTTTGTCACCAATCATTTTTGCAACAGTAATCATGCGTTCATTGAGTGAATCTCGTTCTTCGTGGGTAATATTTTCTGCCTGAAGTTGTCTATCCAGCGATAAGAGGATACTATTGCAGGCACCATAAAATGCTTTAGTATCAGTCGCATTGGCCTCAAACATCTTATCTATAACTTCCTTATAGGTACGCACTATTTCGGAAGCCAGCTTTACATATTCAGGAATTTGTGCCAGCGCAGCTTTAGCAACTTCAGGATTCATACGTGGTAGCATTGAGGCAAATGCAACAACTTTATCCTTACTCATATGCCGAAAATCAGGTATATCGAGCAATTTGAGAACGTTCTGCTCAGATAGAGTTCTATGCATACGAAGCCTCCTCTGTATCATTGCACTCATAAATCTAACTTAATTATATCACAAATAAGCAGAATGGCAAGTTATTTATGTCATGCGCGGATAGGCTAACAGCAAACCGCCCGCCATACCCGGCGGGAATCGGAGGGGCAGCACCATCCTCCGCGCTCCATTTTTGAAATGAGGTATCTATGAACATTAAGAAAATCCCCGCCAGACGGTTGAACGCAGCGGTGTACAATCCTCGCAAAGACCTGAAACCCGGCGACAGAGAGTATGAGAAGCTCAAACGCTCTATCTCGGAGTTTGGCTATGTGGAGCCGGTGATCTGGAACCGACAGACAGGCAACGTGGTAGGCGGCCATCAGCGACTCAAGGTGCTGATCGATCTGGGCCAGCGGGAAATCGACTGCGTGGTGGTCGATCTTGACCTACAGCGGGAGAAGGCGCTGAACATCGCCCTCAACAAAATCCAGGGCGATTGGGACGAAGGTAAGCTGGCCTCCCTCATGGCGGAATTTGACGCTTCGGCCTTCGACGTATCGCTCACCGGCTTTGACGCGGAGGAAATGGATGCGCTGCTGAACAAATTCTATTCCCACGAAGCTAGCGAGGACAACTTTGACGCGGAAGGCGAAAAGAAGAAAATCGCTGACGCGGGCGGCCCGTTAACTCAGCCCGGCGATTGCTGGCGGCTGGGCGAGCAACTGCTGCTCTGCGGCGACGCTGCCGATCCCGCCGCCTATGAAAAGCTGCTGGGAAGCGAACAGGCGCAATGCGCCGTGACCTCGCCGCCCGCCGATCCGAAGGAATACGCGAAGGACGGCCTGGAGCCGTGGCTGAAGCGCATGGCGGAGGTCATTCGGCTGCTGACACATCATACCGGGATCATCTGCTGGCAGACCGCCGACCTGATGAAAACCGGCAGTCCGTTCATTGAGCCGCTGTCCTTCCATTCCAACCGGCTGTTTGCGGACGAGAATTTTCGTCCGCTGTGGATTCGCGTCTGGAAAATGACCGGCAGTGTGCCCGCTACGGCGCTGCAAAGTACCTCCAACAAACCCGCGCCGGAATTTGATTATGTAATGGCTTACGCCAGCGACGCGCCCGAGGCATACAACGATCAGGAATATGCCTGGGTGTCGGCCTATGCCGCCCATGCGTTCCAATTCGTGAAGCGCCTGACCCGCGAGGAACGACGCAAGTCTCCCTCGGATTTGGGTATCATTTTTCCGTAGAGCGGAGTCTACGCCGAGCATGATAGCACAAGCACGTTGTCCTTGTAAACATCCGAACTGATACCTGTGTTCGCTTAGATAAAATTTTCTTTTTTCGTCAATTCCGCGAATCGAACGGAATGTGAAATTTATTTTACGATGCCCGCGTGGGGTTTACAGGTCAACTAACTTGTGCTATAATCCAAGCATCTCATGACAGGAGGAATTCTTCAATGACCAAGAAGCCCGACGACAAATCCAGCGCGATCCTATCCTTTCCGCAGACGCAGACAGAGCGCACCAAGATGCGGAATCGGGCGGAATGCGGAGATCGAATCCGCGCCTACCGCAAGGCCCGCGAGCTTTCCCAGCCCCAGCTGGCGGCCATGCTCGGCATTACGAAGAATTCCATCACCAACTGGGAGACCGGCGTATCGCGCCCGGAACTGAGCATGATCCCGAAGCTGTGCCAGGCGCTGGACATCACCACCGACGCTTTCTTTGACATGCCCGCTGGCAGGCAGACGCTTTCCAAGGCCGAGCAGGAGCATATGCGGCTCTACCGCTCGCTGGATGCCTACAGGCAGCGAACCGTGAACACACTCATGGAATCCATGATCGAAAACGACCTTCTGGCCTTCCGGGACGGCTGTGTCAATGAATTTTCCTACCTCGGGCGCGAAGAACTGCCATCCTCCGCCGGTACCGGCACGCCGCTGACCGACACCTATGAGCACGAGCACGTTTTCCTGCGCAATTCCCGCAATGTCTGCCGGGCAGATACGGTCATCACCGTTTCCGGCGACAGTATGACGCCCACCTTTCACAACGGCGACGAACTGCTGGTGGAATTCACGCAGGAGATCGAGCCCGGTGAGATCGGTATTTTCGTCATCGCGGGCGAGAGCTTTGTCAAGGAATATCAGCCGGACGGCCTGCACTCCCATAACCCGAAATACAAGACCATTCACCCCGGCCCGGACGACAACTTCCGCTGCGTGGGCCGCGTCCTTGGCGTTGTCACGCAGGATATGTACCCCACGGCGCAGGAGCTGGACGTTCTGAACGAGGTCTATTCCCAAAAGCACAAGCGCTGATTTTCCATAAAGCAACCTTTCTGACACGCGAACCGTGTGCCAGCGTATTTCCTGTACCCTTTTTTCGGAGGTGGTTTCCTTGAACAATCCGCAGAAGCCCATCAAGGTCTATGTGCCCGTGGAGGTAGCTTTTGACGAAAACGGGCATATGTACCCGCGCCTCATCCATTGGGAGGACGGCAAGACCTACGAAGTCGACCGCATTCTGGACGTGCGTCCGGCCCCGGCGGCCCGCGCGGGCGGTCAGGGCGACCGCTACACCATCCGCATGAACAATCAGGAGACTTATATTTTCTTTGAACACAATCCCGACTATGGCGGCTCCATTCCGGGCCGCTGGTTTGTGGAGCGAAGGGAGGCTTAGAAATGGTCTATACGAGAAGGCCGTCGGATCAGCGCTGCGAGGAAATCTACGCCTACATCACGGAATACGTTGCGGAAAACGGCCACAGCCCCACCTTCCGCGAGGTGGGCAATGCCGTGGGCCTGCGCTCTTCCTCCACTGTCAGCCGCTATATTCACCGCCTGGTAGACGAGGGCCGCATTACCATCGACGAATCCAAGCCGCGCACGCTTACCGCCGCTGCCTCTGGCGACGCGCTGGAAACCGTTCGGCAGCGCGTCTGTCTGGAAATGGCCGACGGCGGCAAGATTTATATGGACTGCAGCATGGAAAAGCCGCGCACCGCGCCCGTCCGCGTATCCTTCGAGGGCGTATTGGACGCGAAGCGGATGAAAAGCCGCGTGGGCCGCATTGTCCGCTGCCGCCCCAGCGACGAATGA